GCGGGAAGATCCTCTTCCAGTCTGCTGCCCCGTCTGCCGCAGATCGGCTGCCACAGAACCTTTGGATTGACACCACAGGCGGCGCCAACACGCCGAAGCGCTGGAACGGCACTGCCTGGGTGGCCGTTACCGACAAGGTGGCTACAGACGCAGCTGCAGCGGCCACGGCCAACGCTGCCGCGATCACCAGCGAGCAGACTGCCAGGGCCAACGGTGACAGTGCGCTGTCCACCCGGATCGACACGCTGACCAGCAACACCGGAAACCAGTTCGCCTCCGTCCAGCAGCAGTTCACCGCCCAGACCTCCTACACCGATGGTGCGGTTGCCCGTGCGGTGACGACCGCCACGGTCAACGGCAAGAAGGCAGTGTTTGGGATCTCCGTGGACGGCAATGTGTCCGAGATCGGGGCTGTGGCCGACAGGTTCTACGTCTACAACCCGTCAGGAGGCACTTACACCCTGGCATTCGCCGTCGTAGACGGCCAGACGGTCATCCAGGACGCCATGATCCGCGCTGCCTCAATCACCTCAGCCAAGATCGCCGATGCTGCGATCACTTCGGCAAAAATCGGCAGCGAGATCACGTCCAGCAACTTCGTAGCCGGGCAGACAGGTTGGCGGCTTACCAAGGCAGGCAGCTTCGAGATGAACGGTGAGGTGGCGGGGCAGGGGAGAACCGTGCGGGACAGCAATGGCACCCGGGTGTACGACTCCAACGGCGTGCTGCGGGTTGAGATGGGGTTGCTTAGCTGATGGCCTATGGACTGAGGATCTACTACGGGTCAGACGGCAGCCAACAGCTGACCATCGACGGGAGGTTCCTGCGCTTCATCGCCAGCGTGCAGGCGGTCAAAGGGCAGTCTGGCAGCTACCAGCTGCCGGCCGGCTACAACCATTTGAACGCGGTGTGGTTCTACGCCCCGACCGACCCGGACAAGGTTCCGCACGTAGTGACCCTGAATGCCAGCGGCCGGCTGTCCTGGCGCCCCTACGCAACCAGCCCTGACTTTCATGCCAGCGGCACGATCAGGGTAGCGGCTATCGCATGACCATGGGATTCAAGGTCCGCAACCCTGCGGGCGAAATTGCTATCGACGACGTGTTCCTGAACTACTCCCTGATTCAGGGGGGGACGTACACCGCTGCGGTGTTCACCAGCGGCAGCGCCTGGCCCACGTCTGTGCTGACGTTCAGCCGCGTTATCACGTCTGTGGAGCCGCCGATAGTGGCCATCACCTGGCCGCTGACTGACGTCATCGTCCGAGGCATCACGTACATCGGCAGTTCCGGCAACTGGACCGGGTTCCAGCTGCGCTTCAACTACACCGTCAGTGGCCAGGCCAGAAGCTCTGTGCAGGTGACCTACAAGGTGTTCGCCACCGGCATGAAGAGCACTGCCGGGTGGGGGCTACGAGTCCGCACGGCGGACGGTCGGATCAGCTTCGACTCCGGCGCCCCCATCCTGAAGATCGCCGCGATTCACAACCCGTCCACTTGGAGCCTGTCTTCTACGTCGCTGCCGTACACAGGGTTTCGGGTCAGCTGGTACACCTCAGCCAACCCCGCACCGGGCGGATACCTGGTGGTGGACACCCTGCGGTTCGCTGACCTTGTATACCCGAACGGGGTCGAGGGCCAGACGCCAGTGGCCTACTGCGCGTATGGGTACGGCCCGCCAACCGGAGGATCCATGTCGCTGCGGCTGACAATGGACACCTACTCGAACTCCGCGAACCCCTCAGCACTGTCGACTCCGGCGGCGTATGCGGGCGTGCTTATTTACTGACCTGTATTTACAGGTATGATACTAGCCATAAACATGGGAAGGCCAAATGTCTGCGAATAATTACCCCCAGTTCGACGCCGCTGTCTCCGAGCTCACCGGGCGGGTAGAGAATCTGATCACTCGAGTCCAGCAGACTGAGACCTACCACAACATCACGCTGTCTGAGGAGTTCGCCCAGGACTCTGCCCAGTCGGCGACGGCCGCCGCAGCCAGCGCCACCAGCGCAGCGGAGAGCCAAACCACGGCCACGGTGAAGGCGGCCGAAGCAGTCAATAGCGCAGCCTCTGCGGCCACCGGCGCAGCCACTGCGGTCACCAAAGCTGCAGACTCTGCCACCAGTGCGGCAGGTGCGGCCACGTCCGCCACCAAATCCCAGAAGTGGGCGGAAGAGCCGGAGAACACTGCAGTAGAGGCGGGCAAATACTCCGCCAAGCACCACGCTGCGAAGGCATCGGCGAGCGCAGCCACTGCCACGACCAAGGCCACTGAAGCTGCCAACAGCGCCTCCAGCGCTGCATCGAGCGCAACCACTGCCACAACCAAGGCCACTGAAGCCTCGACCAGTGCGACGAACGCAAGCAACAGTGCCGCTGCAGCTTCGACCAAGGCCACTGAAGCTGCCAACAGCGCCTCCAGCGCTGCATCGAGCGCAACCACTGCCACAACCAAGGCCACTGAAGCCTCGACCAGTGCGACGAACGCAAGCAACAGTGCCGCTGCAGCTTCGACCAAGGCCACTGAAGCTGCCAACAGCGCCTCCAGCGCTGCATCGAGCGCAACCACTGCCACAACCAAGGCCACTGAAGCCTCGACCAGTGCGACGAACTCAAGCAACTCACAGGTCAAGGCCCAGAAGTGGGCGGAAGAGCCGGAGAACACTGTAGTAGAGGCGGGCAAATACTCGGCCAAGCACCACGCTGCGAAGGCATCGGCTAGCGCAACCACTGCCACAACCAAGGCCACTGAAGCCTCGACCAGTGCGACGAACGCTGCATCGAGCGCAACCACTGCCACAACCAAGGCCACTGAAGCCTCGACCAGTGCGACGAACGCTGCATCGAGTGCCGCCACTGCCACGACCAAAGCCACTGAGGCGGCTGGCAGCGCCTCTACTGCCTCGACAGGTGCCGCCACTGCCACGACCAAAGCCACTGAGGCGGCTGGCAGCGCCTCTACTGCCTCGACAGGTGCCGCCACGGCCACGACCAAAGCCGCCGAGGCATCCGCTAGTTCCGCCAAGGCACAGAAATGGGCCGAAGAGGGTGTCGATGTCCAAGTGGAGGCCGGGAAGCATTCGGCGAAGCACCACGCAACCAAGGCTGCGGCTAGCTCGGCCTCGGCGGCCACTTCGGAGGCTGCTGCCCTGGTCTCCAAGCAGGCGGCACAGGCCGCCGAGTCGGCAGCGTCGTCCTCCGCGTCCATGGCGCAGACATACCGCGACCAGGCCCATAGCGCCGCCGCGTCCCTTACAGGCAGCCTGGTGGAGCTTGGCGGCATCGACCTATCCTCCGGCTCGTACCCGGCGAAGCCCAGTAACGGAGCCTTCTGGAAGGTGACTGTCGGCGGCACGGCGGGTGGCGAGGTCTACGGGGTTGGTGACACCCTGGTCTACTCGAAGAACCTCGACCAGTTCTACAAAATCGACAACACCGAGGCGGTGTCTTCGGTAAACGGAGAGACCGGCACGGTCACTGTCACTCCGGCTAAGATCGGCGCCCTGCCTGTTGGAGGGACTGCCGCGGCGGCGACCAAGCTGGTTACGGCGCGCACTATCAACGGCGTGGCCTTTGACGGGACTGCAAACATCACCGTTGCTGACTCTACCAAGGAGCCGAGCATCGCTGCCGGTACCTCCTCGCAGTTCTGGGCAGGCGACAAGACCTGGAAGGATCTGGTAGCGTCCGTCCGGGCTGCTGTACTCACCGGCCTCAGCACTGCCACCGGCTCGGCGGTCGTAGCTACTGACAGTCTGCTGGTCGGCCTGGGTAAGTTGCAGGCACAGATCACCGCCGCCGCCAACGGCCTGGCGGACAATGTTCGGTCTACTGTACTGACTGGGTACCTGGCAGGCACCGCTGCGCCTCTGGCCAGCACCGACACAGTGCTCTCTGCGTTCGGCAAGGTTCAGGGGCAGCTGAACTCCAAGCTGGAGGCGGGCGGAAACATCGCCACAGCTACGAAGCTGGCGTCTGCTCGCACGCTAACCCTGGGCGCCTCAGCCAAATCCTTCGACGGGTCCGCTAACGTCTCTTGGACCTTGGCGGAGATGGGGGCAGCTCCGCTTACTTCCCCAGCGCTAACAGGCACGCCGACGGTACCAACTGCGTCCCCAGGGGTAAGCACCACGCAGGTCGCGTCTACAGCGTTTGTGCAGTCAGTGGTCAACGGCCAGCTGGCCCTTGCTGGCCTGACCGGCGGAACCCGCGTGCTGACTTCGGACGAGGCAGCGAATGCTGTTATCGCGCTGTCCGGCGCACTTACCTCAGCGCTCGTGGTGGAGCTGCCAACTACTGCAAACCGGATCTACTCGATCAGTAACGGTACAACTGGTGCGTTCTCTGTCTCTGTGCGCTGCGGACCGAACGGCGCCGCAGTGGCAGTAGCCCAGGGTAAGCGTAAGCTGGTGTTCAGCACGGCCAGCGGCGCCTACGACGCTATCAACGACTTCGACTCAATTGCCCTGACAGGCGCCTCCACCTGCGTAACCGCCCCAGTTGGCACCAATACCACACAGATTGCCTCAACAGCCTATGCGGTGGCTGAGATTGCGAGCCGTGCGCCGACCAAGACAGGCGGCGGGGCCTCCGGTACTTGGGCGATTTCATGCTCTGGAAACGCTGCAACAGCCTCTGCCCTGCAGACTGCCAGAACCATCAACGGGGTCAGCTTCAACGGCACCGCGAACATCACCGTAGCCGATGCAACAAAACTGCCGTTGGCCGGCGGGACTTTGACCGGAGTGGTTGAGGCGCCGATGGGCATCCATGGGGGTTACGCCAACTCCAACGGTTCAGGCGCGGACTGGGGCGCGAATATTTGGGGCATGGGTTCTAACTATGACGGGGCAGGGCAGGGCGTAGCGTATAACCCTGCGAATAGCTTCGGCCTCTCCTGGATTCGCGGCAGCCACACCAGCGCGAATGCCGCGATTGGCGAGGGGCTGTATGTGTATCAGTCCGGTGCGCTGCAAGGCGGTATCGGCACGAACGGCATCTGGACTGATGGTGCAATTGCCTACGGCAGCGTTGCCCTCGGGCCAACTGCCGTAAACATCGACAACCTAACGGCGAATGGTGTCGAGACTCAGGTTTCGGCGGACACTACCGGCACATTCAACTTCTTCCAGGCTAAAGCCGGGATTATCAAGACTTACAACGACGGTACCCACCTGTTCCAGATCCACTACGACCCTAATGGCGTCATCTGGTCCAGAAGTAAGCTGGGCGCCGCCGCTTGGGCCGGCTGGTTGGTACAGGCCAACAACTCGCACACCGGGCTGATCGGCGGCTCCTGCACGTTTAACGGTGCGGGGGCGATCACGATGCTCCGCAACACGGCTGGCCTGAATGTGAGCCGGGAGGCCGTGGGTGTCTACGCGATCGCTGGTGCGTTTGGCGATGTGGAAAACAACAAGCCCGCCGTAGCCATGACCAACGGTAACCGGATCGTTATGACGCAGGCCGGTAACGGTACCAACTTGAAGCTGACGACTTATGCGTACAACGCAGCAACCGCCGCGGACAGCAACTATGTCAACGTGATCCTGGGGAACTGAGAATGACCGATCCTGTAAAACCCCGCGTCATCATCCACAACTCGACGGCTCCGTTCGTCGAGCACTACATCGACGTGGCCGGCATGCGCGCCGGCGTGTTCAAGACCTACCAAGGTACTGACGAGGAGCTTTTTGGCATGGTCGCTCGCTCTCTGGTGAAACGCGGAGTGCCCTTTTGGGAGGTCGACTGGGGGGCTATGAATGCCGCCTATGACCCTGTGACGCGAGACGCATGGGTGATCGACCCGGAGGCGCTAGGGGAGCCTACCGGCTACGGAGAAAACGACAATGTTTAAAGTGGATGCGACCAAGCTCCGTGAGTTGAGCGAAGCGCGTGAGCGTGAGTGGAGGGGCGCTGAGCTGAGCAAGGCTGACATCCAGGTCAACAGGATGTCTGACTCTGGGCAGAACGCCAAAGCGTGGCGCGATTATCGTATTGCCTTGCGTGACTGGCCTAAGAGCCCGGGCTTCCCTGAACCAGCGCAGAGACCGAAGGCGCCGGAATGACCACCCCCAGTGAAGCAGATGGTCTGGTAAGGCTCTACAGGAATACAGGTTTATGGTAGTCTTCTGAAAACCAGAGGCCTTCCATGCTCTCAAGAATCCTTCCCTATTTGCTGGCGGCCTCCGCCCTGCTACTTGCGCTTAGCGAGCATCAGCGGGCAGAGGCCATAAGCGTGCTGCTTTCCGGCAGTCAGTCACAGGTTCGGCGTCTGTCCGAGGACAGTCTGGCGCTCAAAGCCTCCGTCGACAGGCAGAACGCAGCGGTCACCGGACTGAAGAGCCGGCTGAGTTCAGAAGCTCTTCAGGCCGCCGGCCGCGCAACCCAGAAGCTGGCGACCCTGCCAGCCAAGCTAGCGACAGACCACCAGAGCAGCACCCAGCCAGAGGAGATGAACAAGTGGCTCGACTCACTGTTCTCCTACTGATCGTGTTGGCCGCCGGCTGCACCTCACCTGAGCAGGTGGTCGTCTACCGCCCGGTAGAGGTTCTGGTTCCTGTCGAAGTGCCGCGCCGCCCGCCAGCTGAGCTTTCCGCGGAGTACAGGCCGTCCCCGCTACCTCGCTTCATTTCTCCTAAGTCGCCGGATGCTGCGGCGGCACTCTCCAAGCAAGACCTCAACCACCTGAAGACTCTCCTGCGAACGCTGCATACCCGCGATGAAGCGTGGCGCGAGTGGGCGAGTGAAGGAGCCCCGCAATGAAAGAACCCAGCTGGCTGGTAGAGGCCAGGAAGCATATAGGTCTGTCCGAGCTTAAAGGACCTAGCCACCAGGCGGAGATCCTGCAGATGTGGAAGGACATCAAGCGCGGCGGGATCAAGGACGACGAGACACCGTGGTGTGCGGCGTTCGTCGGGGCGATGCTGGAGCGGAGTGGGGTCCGGTCGACCCGATTCGAGAGCGCGAAGTCCTACCTGCAGTGGGGCCGCACCCTGGTGGATCCAGTCGTAGGCTGCGTGGTGGTGTTCTCCCGCGACGGCGGTGGCCACGTCGGCTTCGCGGTGGGCCGGGACGAGAAAGGCAATCTTCTGGTCCTGGGCGGCAACCAGTCCGACGAGGTGAACATCCGAGCGTTCCAAGTGAGCCGAGTTACCGGTTACCGGTACCCGGAGGAGATCCTCCTGCAGACTGGGCCGCTGCCGGTGTTGAAGCCCGCCCAAGTTTCGGTAACTGAGGCGTGACCATGTCCTACCAGCAAGTGTTCGACTTGTTCATTTCCGCGGTGCCGTTCCTCCTGTACTCGGCCCTCCTGGTTAAGCTGTTCGTGGTCTGGAAGCGCGTGTTCCGGGTCAAGGACAGGCAGCAGGAGGCACGCCTCGCGGCAATTCTGATGCTGATGACAGTGTGCACCCTGACCTTCATGGCGGCGAACTTCTACGCCCTGGAGGTCTACGGGAAGACCCTGCTGTCGATCCGGGTGTTTCAGATGTTTGTCCTTAGCAACTGCATGGCCTACTGGCTGATCCTGGACCTGATTACTAAGGACGCCCGTGAAGACAACGCTCGGTTGGGTTGAGAAGTTCGAGGCGTTTGTGTACTTCGGCCTGCTCGGCGCATTCGCTGCGCTGGTAGGCTACCTGTACCAGGTTGCCAGGCGGAACGGAGAGGCTCTGTCCGTCCTGATGCTGTTCGTCACCGCAATGGTGGGGTTCTACATGGGGATGGTGTTTGGGCAGCTGATCCCATCCGACTGGGGCAATAGGGATGCCCTGGTCTTGTTGGTGGGTGCCACAGGCATGAAGGGCTTTGAGCTGATCGTCAGCCACTCCAAGAAGATGGTGCCTGCACTTCTGCAGGGGTTGGCCGGCGGAAAGACACCGCCGGCCGAGAAGGAAGATCAGGGGTAAGTCCACTCGAACCGGCCTAGGAGTATCTCGCCTTCTGGCGTCTCGTACTCCATCTGCCGGTCCTTACCCTCGATGAAACCTGTGCGGCGAGCTCTCAAGAGCTCGCCGTTCACGTTTATGAGGAGTGGGCAGTTAACCGGCGGCAGGTCGCCGGCCCGGTTGAGGTGAACCGCAGGTGCGGACGAGTGTCCGCAGGCTGGGCAGGTGTGCATCGTTACGCTCCTACTTGGACGATGTTCGCGGCCAGGCCCTGGTCCTGCTCGCGGTGGGTGATCAGCAGCAGCTGGCTGGCTGCGCCGGCAAGGGAGGCCGCCAGGCCAGAGGCGTTACGCTCGCTCATGGACTCGGTGGGCTCGTCGAAGATCAGCAGGCTGTCGCGGCCGTACAGGGTACGGGCCAGGCCGATGCGCACCGCGCTGCCGATGAACGCCTTCTGGGCGCCGGACGCACTGGCCACCGGGGCCACGACGCCGTCTTCCTCGAAGGTGAACTCACCGTCGTTGTTGGCGATCCTGGTGATCAGGCCACGAGATGCGGTGGCCACCTGACGCGAGGCGGCGCCCATGACGGCTTGCCAGATCTCCTGCAGGTATGCCTGCCGGCGGTCGCGGAGGAACCGGGCCAGACGGGAGGCCTTGTCCATCATCTCGCGGGCCAGCCGACCTTTCTCAGCGGCCTCCTCCAGGCGGGAAAGCTCTGCATCTGCATAGCCGGAGACGTTGCGGGCACTGTGCAGCTCGGCTCGGGCCAGAACCACGGCGGACTCCAGGGTAGACTTGCTTCGTTCGTACCCACTCTGTGCTTCGCGGAAAGCAGCTTCTGCCTGGGCTGTGGCGTCGATCTCCACATCGGTCGGACGCGGCAGCTGTGCAGCTTCCAGGTCGGACACCAGGTCCTCAGCTTCCTCGAGCTCCCGCTCGGCCTTAGCAAACCGGCGGCGGTAGGCCCGCACGTTGTCGTTGGCTTCCTCGGCCCCCTGCAGCTTGACGTTCACAGTAGCCAGAGCGGCATCAGCGTCGGCCAGCAGCGCGGTGGCGCCTTCCAGCTCGTCGTCCAGCGCTACGCGAATCGCATCAACCGCAGTCTGGGCCTTCTCCAGGGCGTCGCCGGCGCGGGTGAACGCCAGCTCTGTGGCGGTGTGCTTGTCCAGACTGGCCTGCAGGCTGTCGAGCTTCTTCTTGGCCTCGACCTTGAGCCGGCGCGCTGCTTCCAGCTGGTTCGTGAGCTCGATGAACTCGTTCTCCAGCTTGACCGGATCGTGGTCGCTGAGATTGTTACCGCAGGTGGGGCAGGTGGCCCCGTCAACCATCTTGCTCATGTCCTGGTGGCGCGAGTACAGCACGGCGACACTTTCGCCGGCAGCAGTGTGCTCAGCCTGCGCATCTGCGACAGCGCTGGTGAGGCGATCTACTGCCCCCACCTCCATGGACTGCTCGGCTACTGTGAACGCTTCCTGTGCCTTCTCCAGCGCCTTAACGGCGGCCTGGGCCTCCATCTTCTCGACGCTGAGGACGTTCAGGTCTGCGCGGCGGCGCCGGACCAGCTCGCTGGCAGTCTTCTTGTCGGCATCGAGCTGCTCGATGTCCACCAGCTCGCCGGCTGCCTGTTGGGCCTGGAACGCAGACTCGACGGCCTGCTTCTTCAGGGCCACGTCAGCCTGCGCCTCCTTCAGTTCCTCGGCGCGCTTATCTGCCTTGCGGCGCTGCTCGGTCAGTTGCTGGCTGCTCGGCTCCGGACAGGTGGCGGTGAACGCTGGCAGGCCCTGCAGGCCCTTCTCGGCGCCGGCGAACTTCTTCTCGGCGGCGACCAGGCGGGTGTCGGCATCAGCCTTGTCGGCGCGGGCTGCCTCAAGGTCCTCGGGATCCACTTCGTGGGCGGCAACGACTGCACGCTGCTCGGTGGCCACCTCGTTGGCACGCTTGGCCACGTCGTCGATCAGACTGACGCCGGCGTACTCTTCGACCTTCTGGTTCAACGCAGTGGCGCCGAAGGTCAGCACGCCCGAGGTCTCACCTTGCTTGGACTGTACGAACAGGTTGAAGTCCTTGGCGGTCAGGCCCAGCAGCTCCTCGATGTAGGCTGTCACCGGGGTGTTGCCGTTGGCCACCAGCAGCTCGTTGTTGTCCATGTCGTAGCAGAACAGCTTGGCCGTAGACTTGCTGCGGGTGAGGACGTAGACGCTGCCCTCGGCGTGGAAGTGCAGTTCCAAGCTGAAGTTGGTCTGGCCCCAGGTGGGGATGTTCTCTTTCTTGCCTGGCACCACAGTGACGCCGAACAGCGCGGCCTCGATGGCCTGCAGCAGTGTGGACTTGCCCTGGGCGTTTTCGCCGACGATGACGTTCAGGCCGTCGGTGAAATTGGCGGTGAAGTCGCTGAGCTTCTTGAAGTTCTTGGCGACGAGCTTGATCAGTTGCATGGTCATCCTCGCAAAGTGGGTTCGCTGACTGGCCGGCGCGGACGGCTCCATGTGCCGTCTTCGTGGGCCCGGTACAGCCAGGTCTGGGTCAGAGTGAATGTGTTTATCGGGGTACCACCGTCGACCTGCCAAAGGTCGTCACCAAGCATCACCGGCGGCGAGCAGGGCTCTCGGAAGCAGGCTCCTGCGCCGAGTTCGTGCTGACCGCGGTAAGCCCCACAGTTACAGTCGTTGAGTCCCATCGAGACCTCCGTCAGCGTTGTAGACGTTGGATGGGCGGATGAACTTGGTCACGGCGCCGTCGACTTCTTTCCAGTCCACCACGCTGCCTGTCTCGCACGTCTCGCAGGCCACGGCGTAATGGATCTGGCAGCCGGCGACCACCAGGCCGCCGATCTGCAGGTACCAGTTTGTCGATCGGGCGTTGGTGCGAACGCCCAGGGTCTTCTCGTCGGTCTCGATGGCCTGCACCGTACCCCAGGCCGCCCTGTACTGGCGGCCATCAGGGGCGAAGAACCAGTTGTCGGTAGTTACCAGGACCTTTTTACCTACGGAGAACTGGTCGCTTCTCACGCCGATACCTCCGCCGCCAGCGTCGAGAACAGGTCCGCCAGATCGGTACCCTGCAGCTCAGCGGCTATGTGGGTCTTCAGGTCGCCCAGCTTGGACTCACCGGGCTCCTGTACCTCGTTGAACGCTTGCCCGATCATCACGTTGTTGCGAACGGCCAGCAGGTCGGCGCCGGCAGACCAGACCTCCTGCACGAAATCGGCCACCGCCACAGACTGCTCAGCCTCTGCGATCCCGAACACCGACACGAACTGCACACCGGATAGGTCAGGAACCGGGTCGCCGTAGCGGATCTCGCGGAAGCCGCGCTCCTGGCTCCAGATCAGCTCCGGCTCGATGCTCACATGGCCGTCGCCGATGTCCAGGACGTAGCTGAACTTGTCGCTGATGTCCGAGAAGCTGGTGGGGTGAGTGTTCCCCAGGATCACAACCCGGCCGTCGAAGAAGGTGGCTGGTCGGTGCTCGTGGCCCAGTAGGATGTAGTCGAAGGCGTTGAGCAGGCGCTCGGCGACCTCGGCGGACAGGTTGAGGGTGTCGTCCTCTACCTGCATGAAATCAGGGGCGTCGTAGTTGCAGTGCAGCATCAGCACCGATGCCTTGCCGCCCCGGTCGTGGGCTGCATGTTCGGCGGCATGGAACAGAGCTGTCTCGAACAGCTCCTGGGATGCGTGGTGCGGGACCATGAAAATGCCGTCGCCAAGGTACAGGTGGTAAGGGGTCGACAAGTCAGGGGAAGACACTATGGGGCAGTGCAAGGCCTTCAAGGCATCCAGGGAAGTGACGGTGCCTTCGCGGTTGGTGCTGTCGTGGTTGCCGGCCAGCGTCCAGAGGCAGTTACTGGATACTTGGAACCCCTGTACCAAGATAGCCTCCTCGTTGCAGGCGCGGTCGAACAGGTCTCCAAGGCAAATGGGGTTGTAGCCATTCTCTGCGATCGTCAGCGCCTGATCGAAGAGGGCCTGGGTCAGCTTCTTGGCAGACTCTCGAGTGGTGTGAGCTGCACGGCGGGTGCCGAGGTGGGGGTCGGTGAACAGGGTGTACTGAGTCATTTCCGGGGCTCCTTACGGGCGGCGGCGACTATGCAGACCGGAGACTGACTAGAGCCTCCTTCGATGGCGCATTTGGTTTCGATGGGGTCGGCACCTGCCTGTATGGCGGCCGATATTTGGATGTGTCGGTTCGCTGTGCAGGCGGCCGGCGTGCACAGCACAACTGCCCCCACGACAAGGCCAAAGACAGTGGCTATCAGCTCTTGGGTGTTCATTCGATCTCCCTGATCTGAAACAGGAAGCTCGGCGGCCTGTTAAGCAGGTGGTTGCAGATGCCTTCGATGTGGTGGAACAGGGTTACCACTGGTTCCAGCACGGCCCACTTGGGTCCCGCCTCGAACACGCCGTAGGGGTCCCTGACCCAGAACGGGATTCCGTAGTACAGGCCGTGATGACTGAAGCCGAGGCGCTTGGCCTCGGCTTCAGTCATGTAGCCCAGCAGCTTGGCTAGGCGCTCGGTCATCGACTCACCTTGATCGGCGCCGCGTCCACGGCCAGCGGCTGGTCTGCCACGAAGAAGGGCAGCCCGCTGATCTCCACGTAGGCGTCGGTGGCTGCGTCGAAAAAGAAGTGGCTGTTACAGCCGCCGCCGAACCCGTAGACACCACCGAGGCTGGGAGTGCCAAGCACCGCGGTGGCTCCGCTGTTGTAGTGCATGACCTCCTGGGCAGGCGTCAGCAGGGCGCAGGTGCTGACCGGACGGGTGTTCGACACGTAGTAGCCAACCTGCTGGCCGTTCTGGCCGAGGATGTACACGTAGAACAGCTTGCCCTTCTCGTCGAGTCTTCTGACCTGCTTGGCCACCGCCTCGCGGGCCAGGAAGTTGTTGATCTGCGGTACCGGCACCGCCGCCGTGGCTCGTGCCATCAGCGACTGCTGGGCCTTCATGTTCTGGTCGCGGGACGAGCCCTCGACCTTGCAGGCCGTCAGCGACAGCGCCATGCACAGCGCGATAAAGATGCGGGCGATCAGTTGCATTGCGTGTTCTCCAGGTTCACGTCGAGACGGCGAGGCAGGGTGTCACCCAGGAAGCGGGCTTTGGTATAGGACTTGTTGGCGTCGGCGTTGTACTGGGCGATGGCCCGAGCACGCTGCGCGGTGATGCCGGCCATGTTGGTGTAGGCGCGATCGGCGCTGATCCCGGCGGCCAGGGCTGACCGCTGCGACAAGAGCGCATGCTCGTAGCCCTGCACCGCGGCACAGAGGTCGTAGAAGTGGTCGTAGTTGGCAATGCGACTATCCGCCGACTCCAGCTTGACCTCTGCGCCTACCCGGCCGCGGATCTCCGCAGTGCCGTAGAGCCATACCCAGCTGCCCAGCGTGAAGATCAGCAGGGCGAGCACGCCCACAATCACCGTCAGGCCCGTTCTTTTCGCGTCTTTCATCAGATGTCCTCCCTCCAACGAAGGGCTACCGGGAGCAGCGGGATGCCGTCCTTGCTGTAGCCGAAGATCTGCACCGTCAGCTGACGGCCGATGTAGGTGTGGCGCAGCTCCCACTGGGCATGCTTCTGGTGCATGTCGCCGTGGGCGGTGGCCTTGAAGCGGTTTCCGTTGGGCAGCTGCAGGATCCAGACGGGGACCTCGAAACTGCCGTTCGGCGTACCACGCTCCACGTCGACCACAGTGGCCTCGATGTCCTCGAAGTCCTTCACCTTGAGCAGCGACCCGCTGCGCTTGTCGGCCTGGTATCCGGTGCGGCCGTGGCGCAGCATTGAGCCCTCATAGCCGGCATCCAGCCACGCCTTGTGCAGCTGGGTCAGCGCGTCGCGGCTGGCCACCCGGACGGCGGGAACCAGTCGGATAGGGGAGTCGTTGGCGGCCAGGGCGCCGCTCATTACGTCGGCCAGCCAGGCATGGCGATCTGCGTACGGCGCGTCGCTGATCACGTCATAGACGTGATACTGCAGCTGCAGCGACTCTTCGCGGGGCTTCTTGATCAGCGAGCCGATGTCCTGCAGCAGCTGGCCGTGCACGTAGAGCTCGCCGTCCAGCTTCTTGTCGACCAGGCCGTGGTCGCCCAGGAAGTCGCGGATATGCGGCAGCAGGATCTCCTTGCCGTTGCGGCTGTACATGATCCCGTTCACCAGGCAGCGGTGTCCGTCGAGCTTCGGTTGGCCGAATGCGTCGTCCCAGTCGATGCTGTCCGGCTTCACCTTGTCGATCGGGTGGGCCAGCATTGGCTTCTGCAGACCTAGGGCGTTGGTTGCCGGCGCCGAAGCGTCGTCGATGTTGCGGACGTAGCCCTTGTCGATCTGCTTGTTGACGCGGCTGTCCAGCTCCAGGACGGCCTGAGTGCAGGGCGAGGTCTCGTTCGCTCGACCGGCGTTCTTTCCTTCAACCGGAACGATCTTGGTCACAGCCTTGCCGCCGACCACTTTGGTGTGGCTGATCTGCAGCTGCGCGGCGCCACCCTCGAGGTGCGGCTCCAGGCTAACGGCTTTGATCAGCCAATCTCCGATCTGGCCGTCGTGGTTCTTGTAGAGGGTGATTTCCTTCAGGACTTGCATTGAGTGCTCCTGTTTATGGTTGCCCATACTGCTGTAAATATGGGTCTATGCGCAATAGTTTGCGAGCGTCTTGGACTTGGGAGGCAGCTCGAAGAAGTCGATCAGCTCGTGCTGGATGACCTCTGTGTTGAGCTTGACCCCAGACCCAGCCTGCTCGATCACGCACAGCGGCGTGTACTTGCTGATCCGCTCGTCTGCCACCACCACCGAGCCATCCCATATCTGGATGACGCCGGCGTCGGCGGCGTAGAAGAACACCAGGTATGGCAGCTGCAGCATGTTGCGGTAGAAGCTGACTGCTCCGCGCTGCGCCGGCTGCATGGCCGCCTTGGTCAGCCCTGCATGCTTCTCGCTGGCCTTGGCCTCCATGAACAGGAGGCGCTGGTCGTTGAGGCTGCAACTGCCTGGCGGCAGGGCCAGCAGGTAGTCGCTGGGCTGCTCACCGATGATGTGTCCGCCGGCGGACGAGGTGTCTGGCAGCCTGTGCCACCCGAACAGGTGGCTCTCCTTGAGGGAGCGGAAGACTTTCTCCAGCTCCTTCTCGAAGATCTTCCCAATGTCAGTGGCCACGTAAGAACTCCATGACAAGGTCGTCAACCTGCTCGAACAGGTCGTCAAGGCTGCCGTCGTTGTTGATCAGCTCACGCTGCATCCCGAACGCCGCGAAGCCTGTCTCGCTGCGGTGCGCGGAAACTTCCTCGGCCTCGGGGCGGGTAATCTCGATCAGCAAGCCGCCTGCCTCGTGGATCCACTCGGCCTCGTTCTTGAACCTGACATCGCTGATGACCAGGCCAGGCGCCTTGCGGGCCTGAGCCTTCAGCCACTCCTGTTCGGCGAAGAGCACCCAGAGGTCTGGATGCACACAGTCGCGGCCCCACTCTGTCCCCAGGGTCTGCATCAGCTGGCGGGGCGACTTGCCCAACCAGTCGATCACCTGCTCGCGGTCCCCGCCTCTGAACTTGTCGCCGAACACCGCCTCCAGCATGTCCTTCAGCGGGTCGGCAAAGGCGTATTGCATCAGGCCGTACTGCTCGACGAGGTGCTCAGCGACGGTGTCCTTTCCGACCCGCGCCTTCCCGATCAGCCCTACCAGTCTGCTCATGCTGTCAGGCCCTCGAACGCGGTGCGAAGGTCTGGGTCCATATCAGGCAGGTTGCCCAACGCCCACTGCACGTAGTCCTTGGGCAGGTTGCACAGCTTCACGCCCTTGTGCTTCCCGAACGGCATGCGGTCCTGCGGCGTCATGCCTACGCCGTTCAGCCAAACGATGAAGTCTTCCAGCGTGGCGCACTTGGCGTGTTCCATGGCCGGGGCGATCAGCTCCAGGGTCATCACGATGTCGGCGAAGGCGTCGTGAGCGTTCTCCGGCTCTTTGCCGGTGAGGCCCAGGTACGCGGCGCCCAGGGTGGCCTTTTGCAGGATGCCCTGGGTCTTGAAGCGCTTGGTGGCACGCATCAGGTCGATCGAGGGGTAGGCGCCAAGGCCGACACGGCGGGCAATGCGGTCGTCGAAGGACTTGCTGTTGTAGCCGACGACGCCCTGGATCGGGGTAGCGTTGACCACCTTGAACTGCTCAGCCAGGTAGGCTTCCCAGAGTGGCTTGCCAATCACGTGGTGGTCGTAGATGCCATGCACACCAGAAGCGCCGGCCGGAATCGGGTGGCCAGGGTCGAGCACCTGCACGTCCTTCTCCAGGATCGTGAAGCTACCGTTCTGGTGCAGGGTGGCGAAGCACAGAGCGGACTGCACTACGCCCAGCTTGCTGGTGTCTACACCGGTGGTTTCATAGTCGTGAGCTAATACCAGCATGGTTACTTTCTCTTCCGTTTCGGGTTCATTGGTACGCCGGCTTCGCGTGCTGCGATGCCTTGCTTGGTGAAGTAGCGGTCGTGGACAGCGGGCCAGTCGAGCCGCAGGTCGTTGACCCGGCGGTTCAGGGCAGCGTGTGCCATGCGGGCATGGTCACAGCGCTCCTGCGCCACCCCGGCGGCGTGGGTGGCCTGGGCCAGCTGCTCTTGCAGGGATTCCACCTGGTCGAGCAGCCGGGCCTCGGACTCCGCGAGAGCTGCAACGGTGCGGGCACGGATCTGCATGGGTTCCAGCAGCGGCACGGGGCCGCTGCTGCGCTCTTTGAGCAAACTCTTGAGCCAGGTCTTCACGCAGCTTCCTCCAGAACTTCCTGGTACTTGTTACGGATAGGATCGAACGGCTGCAGCATGTCCACCTCCCAGATCTCCTTCGCCTCGTCCAGGCTGCGGCGAACCGCTTCGAGGATCTTCTCCTCGCCCGGATAGCGGCCCAGCTCGTGTACACGACCCCAGTCAGGTCCGATCGAGAACTCGGGAACCTGCTTGACGACGTGACCCGGCGGGGTGGCGGAGGACATGATCTCGTTCATCTCGCGGCAGTATTCGACGACGTCGTCCTTGTGCACGAAGGCCACGGTTTCGTCGTAGATCGGTGCGAAGAACACCATGTCCAGGCGATTCAGCAGGTCTCGGTCAACGATTCCGGTGAGCACGATGCGCAGCATCTCCGCGGCGGTGCCTTGGATCGTTGCGTTGGTGCCCTGACGGTGCTGACGGCTGACCTTGCCGTGGTCCTTGCTGAAGATGTCGTCGTTGGCGTGGCGCTTGGTGCCGAAGGCGGTAAGGGTGAACCCGTTGCGCTCCATGAACTTCGCCGTGTTCTGCTGCCATACAGGAATCTGGGAATACAGGTTCATAGTGCCGCTGAGCAGCGCTTCTGCTTCCGAGATCGGTACGATCAGGTTGCGCGACAGGGTGGCAGGGCCGGCACCGTAGGCCAGGCCGAAGTTGACGCCCTTGGCCTTCTTCCGGATTGCGTTGGTCAGCTTGTTCAGCTCATGGGTTTCATCGTCCTTGGCGGCCACGAACTCGTCGTAGTCCATCTTGGCGATACCAGAGCCGGTCATGCTGTGCAGGTCCTTCTCGTTCTCCGGGTCGTAGACCGAGATCATCACCGGGTCGCCGGACTCGCAGGCCATCAGGCGGATCTCCTGGCCGTTGTAGTCGATTGCGACGACCACGTGGTCAGGCGACGGCGGTACGAACATCGAGCGCATGGCCTTGTCCTTCTTCGACACCTGCAGCACGTTCGGCGAGGAGCCGGTCGGGCGGCGGGTATCGGTACCGGCGTCGGTGAAGGAGGGGTGCAGCTTGCCGTCGCGGTGGCGCCACAGCGGGTACTTGTCGTGGTACAGGCTGATCCGGGTGCTGGCCGACTTGACCTTGAGCAGGGCTTCCAGCGCGTCGTGCTGCCAGCTGCCTCGCTCGATGTCGTTCGCAATCGCGGTGAGAATCGCAGTTTCGTCGGTGGACGGACCTGCCTCGGTGATACCAACTTGCAGGCGGCCCTTGCCAGCTTGCTTGCCGCGCAGTCGAACCGGTACGCCGATCTTGCAGTAGAGCAGGTGCTGCATCTGAGCAGGGCTGCCTACGTTCAGCTCGTCGCCGATCTTGATGACCTTGGGCTCTACGCCGGCCAGGCGCTGGACAACCTCACCCAGAGTATCGAAAGCTACCTGGGCAGACGCGACAGCGGCCTGAGCCTGCTCGTATGCCTCTTCGTCCTCTGCCTCTGCAGCCGCCGTGACCTTGGCCTCCAACTGCTTAACCTTCAGTGCGTTGCGGGATACGGCCGAAGTGATCGCCTTGAGCAACTCAGCCTGCGGGGCGCTGAAAGACTCCTCGGCGTCGAAGCCGACGTAGCCGACTTGCTCCATGTAATCGCCGATGCCCTTGGCGGTGACCTTCTCGATCTCCGGCAGGCCAACGGCAACCAGCGCTGCGCTGACCTGCTTGGCGGTAAACGAGAACGCCGGCATTACGCTGTCTTCCCGGTACGGGATGTACTGGCAGGCCCGTTCCAACTTGGTGCGCCACTCATACAGCTTGGTTTTGGCGACCTCGCCGTCGCCGTCGGCCTTCTTCTTCGCCGCCCGGTAGATGTAGTCCTTCTCCGCCTCGATCAGTGACTCACAGCCTGGTGTGATGTTGCCGGTGACGTTTGCCTCCAGGACCTCACGCAGCTCGGCCATGCCGTCCTCGACCTGCTTGAGGTCGCGTTCGTGCACCCGGCGCTGCAAGGCCCAGTTGATGTCCACGCCCTTGATGTAGCTGTGCTGCAGGACCACCGTAGGGTTTACAGCCCACTGCTCGTAGAACGCCCACTGCTCGTCGAGCATCAGCATCAGCTTCAGCAGGTCGTACAGGTGGCCGGTGACCTGGGCGTCGTCGGCGCCGTAGCTGAACACCTCTTCCAAGGTCAGCTCAGACATTGTCTGGGCGCCCTTGCCGCCGTTGCCCTTGGCCATGGTCTCGGCGTAGGACGCCTGCTCGTAGCCCAGGTACTCCAGCGACAGCCCCTTGAGGTGGGCCTCGGCGTTCTCGTTGTAGTAGCGCTGCATCATGCGGGTGTCATGCACGTTGATCAGCGACAGGTTCAAGTTGGTCTGGCTGACCACGCCCTCGAAGAATACGTTGTGCGCAACCAGGCGGCTGACCCGACCGGCGTGCTCCAGCAGCTCTGCAATGACGTGCTTGCCGACGTTGGCGGTGTCCTTGTGGTCGACCGGGACGTAGATCACGTTCTCCAGGTGCTGGCCGAACTGGAACGATGCGCCGGCCAGCTCCTGGCTGAGCACGTCGACGAAGTTCTCGCCCTGGGTCGATGCCAGCGCAAACTCCGGGATCGGATCCTTGTTGGACGACTCGTAGTCGAAGGTGGTGATGTCACCGGCGGCCATCTCGGCGAAGATGGCGTCGCGCATCTCCTCCCAGTTATTGGCGGTGATGGCGAGCTGGGAGGGCATGCAGCTGGCGAACACGCTGTCCCACATATCTTCGCAACCCACCTGCTTGAGCAGGTTGAACAGCTGCTGGCCGTTCGGGATTCGCTTGTGCACCATCGGCTTGATCAGCTTCTTGGCACGCGGCTTCCAGCACAGCTCCGGGTGCAGTTTGGCCAGGCGCCACATGGTGCGCCACTCGCCGAAGTTCTCGCGGAGCTTGATCAGGACCTTGTCGCCGGTCTGCTCAATGGCCTGGTCCAGCAGTTCGGTGTTGCCGGTCTCGACGACACCCTGCAGTTCCTCTACGCCGTCGGCGCCGAAGTTCTCCAGCAGCTGCTGGACCTTGGCGATGCCCAGGCCCTTCACGCCGCCGTAGCAGTCGGACTTATCGCCCAGGATGGACTTGGCCAGGCTGGTCAGGTGGAAGGGGATGCCGTCCTTTTCGCCTTCGCCGTAGAACGGTTCGTTCTTCAGGTAGACGATGGTGTTGTCGTTGCAGAGCTGCAGCAGGTCGCCGTCGACCGTGTACACGGCCTTGGGCTCTGTGATGCGCTCGCACAGCCAGGCGATAACGTCGTCAGCTTCCACGCCCTTGACGCCCATCTGGGTGGCGCCCAGGGCGGTCAGGAAGTGCTTGGCCCAGTCGAACAGCTTCTCGCACTGCTCGACCTCGATAGGACTGCGCTTCACGTCGTCACGGGCGGCCTTGTAGCCGGGGAACAGGGCGGTGCGGTACTCGCGGCCCATATCGTGGGCCACCAGCAGGTTACGAGGGCTGCCGCCCTGAGCGATGATCGGCTCGATGTAGCGGCTGATGAAGCCGGCGGCGGCCACTTCCCAGTTAGCGAATCGGCGGCCAACCTCCTCGCAGAACATGGCCTCCGGATCACTGGCGCCGTAGTAGGAGTGCTTTACGACAGCGCGGAAGTCGAGAATTGAGTACATGGGATCTCCTATACCGCCACGGGCGCGGCCAGGGCGCTGTGGTGCTGGTAGTCGTGAAGAACGATCTGGCTGGGCTCTACCTCTTCCAGCGGGGTGCTGGCTGGGTAGTTCAGTTCGATGCGAGGAAGTGGCAGCGGCTCGCGCTGCAGCAGCTCGCGCACCTGCTCGGCGTGGTTCGAGTAGAGGTGGCAGTCGCCGCCGGTCCAGATGAACTCCCCGACCTGGTAGCCCAGATGGTGGGCGATCATGTGGGTGAGCAGCGAATACGACGCGATATTGAACGGAATCCCGAGGAAGGCGTCTCCCGACCGCTGATACAGCTGGCAGCTGAGGATCGGCTTGCCGCCGAATGGGTCAGGCGCTACGTCGAACTGGAACAGGCAGTGGCAGGGCGCCAGAGCCATGTTGCCGATCTGCACGTTCTCCTGCGGGCTGACTTTCTCGTCAGGGAGGTCGCCGGGGTTCCACGCGCTGATCACATGGCGCCGGCTGAAGGGGCGCTCTGCCAGGTTGGCCAGCAGCGCCCCGATCTGGTCGATACCGGCCCCGTCGGCAGCCTTGTAGTTGCGCCATTGGGCACCGTACACCGGGCCGAGGTCTCCGTTTGGCGTGCTCCACTCGTCCCAGATGTGGACGCCGTGCTGCTGCAGCCAGTTGATGTTGGTGTCACCGCGGAGCATCCACAGAAGCTCCACAACTACGCCCTTGAAGAAGGTCTTCTTGAGGGTGACCAGCGGGAAGCCTTCCTGCAGGTCGAAGCGCATCTGGTGGCCGAACACCTTGCGGGTTCCGGTACCGGTGCGGTCAGGCACTGCCTGGCCTTCGTTCACGATACGGCTTACGAGATCTTTGTACTGTTTCATCGATGCCTCGCTGCCGGCGGAGTTCCGCCGGCACTCCTGTATTTACGGGTTCGCAGTTAAACGGAGGGCTGGGCGACGGCGCGCACCATGGCCATGATGCCGGTCTGGATGTCGGTCTTGCCGATGGCCGCCCAGCGCACAGGTTCGGCGGTCTGGAAGCGTTCGAGTTCTGCGTGGCAGTCAGTGTTATAGGCTGCGTCGGCGGCCTTGTCGCGCCCCTGTTGAATCAGCATTTGAATCAGCTCGGATTGCAGCTCCAGCAGCTCGCCGCCCTTGGCTTTGATCCGGTTCATCAGGTCGATTTCTGTCTGGCTCAGCTCGCGGTAGCCGGCGATCTTGCGGTGCTGGTTATCCATCAGGCACCTGCCTTGTCAGCGCGGGCTATGGCCTGCTCGTCGCTGTACTTGCCGCTGGCGTAGCGCTTACCGAGGAGCTTCAGCTTGTTGTGCTCCAGGGTCTCTTCGCGGGTGATGCCGATTGAGGCTCGCAGACCTTCGAGGTAGAACTCCAGGTCGCCAAGCTCCTCGACCACGTTCTCCCGATCCAGGGGCTTGTCGTAGATCGTGTGGCGCTTGATGGCGTCGAGCAGCTCGCCGGCCTCGCCGGACACGCCAATCGCCATGTGGTTCAGGTGGGCCTTCTGGGGGCAGGTCTGGCGGACGATGTCCACGCCTGGCTTGGCCAGGTCAGCAACCATCTTCTCGTACGGGGTGGCGGCAATTCTGGCTGCCACTTCTGGGGTGATTTCCATTTGAACCTCGGTAGTTATGGGCTTTGCTAGAAACTCGGGGCGAGAAAAAAGGACCCGGCATCGCCGGGTCCTTTTGGGTAGGAAGGCTGTCAGCCCTCGAAGCGCTCCAGGGCTTTGAAGACCCACGGACGGAAGGCTTTCTGGCCTTCGCCGATCTTCTTGCCTACGGAGCACTGGGTGACGACCTGGCCCAAGGTGGCACCCTTGAAGCGGGTGTAGGCCTGGGCAGCTACGCCTGCCAGACGGGCTTTCGAGGCCGGCGGGATGCTCAGCATCACCATGGTGCCTTCATGCTCGTCTTCGCGGTTGACCAGGGTGGCCATGGCCTCCAGGTACTCGCGGATGTCGAGCGGGCTCTCCTCGGTGCCGTAGCCGTCGTCCAGCCAGTCTTCCAGCTTCTCCTGCGCCGAGCTGCCGTCGGTGAAGGTCAGGCCCTTCGGGTCGTAGGAGTAGAAGGTCTCGGCGTCGTTGTCGTCGCTCTGGCGCACCACGAAGATCTTGCGGGTGCTGTGGATCACGACCTGGATGTCGGTACCCAGCTCAGTCTCCTCGGTGCCCAGCTTGAACTGACCTTCGTGCAGCTTGATGCGGTCGAAGGACATGCCGCTCAGCTCCAGGCCCTCGAAGCCGTTTGCGGCCTGATCCTGGGTGAACTGTGCCATGGCGTTAGTGCGCTGCTCGCCGACCGTTACGGCCTTGGCTGCTGCGGGTTCAGCGACGGCTACAGCCTGGGCGGGCTCGGCAGCGGGCTGGATCTCAACCACCTCTGCGGTGGCGGCAGTGGCTTCTACGCCTTCAGCCTCCAGCACTTCGCCGGTCTCGACCGGTGCCTGCTCGGCCACTACTTCCTGCTCAACCACCTGCTCGGCGGTCTGGGCTACGGCTTCAGCGGCCAGGGTTTCTTCTTTCTGAGCTACTTGCGGTTTTACGAGTGCCATTTTGGTGTTTCCTCTTCGATGTCAGTTTCGATTGTCGCTGTCAGTATGGTTACACAGAAGCCCATAAATATGGCTCTGAGGGTTGTCGTTATACGGGCCAGAAATCGGCCTGTCAACGATCATCTCAACAGTTCGTGCAGGAGGTCCTTCCGGTCACGAATGACGCGGTTGTTGCTCTGCTCGTTCTTGAGGAGATTCTTGAAGTTCCGGTCGAGCAGGGTGCCCATAACGCGGAAGAAATAGACGTTCACGATGTTTTCCTGTCCCTTGCGGTCGGCCCTTGCAATCGCTTGCTTGGCGTCCCCTGGGGAGGTCGGGCACTCGTAGAACACGATGTGTGAGGCAACCTGCAGGTTCAGACCTGCGCCGCCTGACTTCCAGTTGATGATCGCAATTCGGCAGTCGCTGTCCTTCTTGAATCGATCCACCTCGTTGCGACCTGACGCAGACTCGCCGTACACCACTGCAGGGTTCCAGTGGGCGTAGCGCTTGGCCAGGAAATCGATCGCCTTCTTGTAGTAAGCGAAGATGATCACCTTGTGGTTGCCGGGGTTGATGCTGTCGAGCAGCTGGTCGCAGGCAGCTGCCAGCTCGTTGTCCTGCCCAATCTTCCCTGTCGGGTCGAACTCCTCCGGGCAGCTGATCAGCTGCAAGGCCAGGTGCCGCAGGGCGCTCTGGTTGTCCGGAGCCAGGACGTTGTCGCCGAGCACGGCGAACCGATCGTTGATGATCTTCTTGTAGAGCCGCTTGTGCGCTCCGGCCAGGCTGACGCGGATCTGACTGATGATCGGATCCGGCATCTGCAGCACGTCGCGCTTCTGCACCCGGCGGGCGTTCTTGTATAGCTCAGCGTGGACCTTGTCGGTGTTGAAGTATCCAACCACCTTCTGCACCGTGATCTCTTTCTTGCCAGTGTTCAGTGTCTGGCTGCTCAGCTCGCAGTGCTGCCGCATGAACGCCGACTTGTTGAGGTAAGCGTCCGGGTTGATCAGCCGGAGCAGGCCGTACACGTCCTCCAAGTGCGTCGGGATGGGTGTGCCGGTCATCAGGTAGATGGCCACGTCATCCTTCAGCCGCTCGCTCATTTCGTGCACGGAGGTGGCCAGGATAGACTCAATCCCGCACAGCGCATGGGCTTCGTCGAAGAACAGCACGTTATAGCCGACCTTCTTCAGCTTGAACTGGAAGCGGTTGTCGGCCTTGCCGCGCTTGTTGATCTCCCTGCCGTCCTTAGTGAACGCCTTAGCACCAGGCCGGTACGGATCGCCAGGCCCCTTGAAGTAGGGCGTGCCATCCTCCAGAAACCACATATTGGTTCCGACAGCCTTCTTCGGCGCCTTGTCGTTTAACACCCGGTAGATGTCGTAGGACATGACCAGGATGTCCGGCCAGCCTGTGGCGTCCCACTCGTCGATCAGCTTCAGCTTCTGGGCAGCTGGCACATCGAGGTGCTCGATTCGCAGGTGCTTCTCGATGCCGATGAAGAAGTCCTTCATCTCCTCAATGAACTGGCTGATCAGCTTCGGAGGCATGGTGAAAACGACCTTGTTCCCGAGCGCAGCCATCAGGATGGCGTGAGCCTGGGCAGGGTAGGTCTTGCCTGTGCCAGGGTCCGAGGCGTCCAGGTAGCGCATCTTGCGGGGGTACTGCCGCAAGGTCTCCAGCTGGTGGTCCATCGGCCAGAATGCCAGAGGCACCTCGCCGAACCAGTCAGGGGCGCCCTGCACCCCGACTGTCGACAGCAGTCCTGCCAGGTTCATTGGAGGGTTCCGTTTACCCGGCGGCGAGTCATTCGATGCTCGTAGTCGTCGCGGCAGTCCTCGTCGCAGAAGCGCAGAGACTGCTCGTCGTCGCCGAACACTTCGCCGCAGTTGTAGCAGGTGCCCACCGCTTTCAGGGCGGGCTCCCGCTTGTTCAGCGCCGTCTTGATGGCGGCGTCCAGGGCGAGCTGCTCCTCGTGGGAGGCCCGGTCTACCGGGTCAGCGTGGTGAACTCTGTCTTCGTGGGCTGTGATCTGCATGTCAGTTCTCCGACGGCTCTGTGCCGTCCTGGAAGTTGGTGAGAGGGGTGCCTTTGGCTCTCAGGGTTTCGATGTTGATGACGTGGACCTCGACGCCTTCCCGTGTCGGGTGCGCCTCCTTGCGGTCGAAGTACATCTCGCCCTCCAGCAGGCTGGTCATCTGCCGCGCTTCCTTGATCACCGGCACGTCGCCGAGGGCCTTGGCGTAGCGGCAGTAGCGGGGCAGGCAGGAGGCGATAACCAGGAACAGGTTGTTGCCCTGACGCCAGTAGTGGTCGCCGGCGCGGAGCCCGGTGGTGCGGTCATCAGGCTCTTCGGCCAGCAGGTTCATGGTGGCCAGCACGCGGTCGACCTCGGAGACTGACTTCTCCTTCTCCATCTCGCTCGCGTTGTCCACCAGGTGGGCCTTGAGGGCTTCCAGCAGGCCGTCCACATGCTCCCGGCCCTTCACCTGGTAGTCGTCCATGGTCTCAGCCAGCAGGTGCAGGCCGGTCATGGTCACCTGATAGCTCCACTGCGGACGCGGGCCAAGGCGGTCTGGCACGTACTGCTTCATCTCCTCGAAGATCTTCTGCACCTGCGTCGGACTGGTGCTGAGGGCCTTCGTAACCAGTGCCTTGGCCATGCGCAGGAGGGCGAATCGGCGAGAGCGGGCCTCCTTGTAGTGCTCCCGGTACTTGGGGTCATTCAGGGCGCGGGCGGTCAGCTTGACCTCTACTGTCCGGCTGCGCAGGGAAGGCACAGTGGCCGTCTGCTCGCTGGTGTAGACGATCGGCGAGCTGACCCGCTCGTTGGACACCTTGACCTCTTTGTCGAGGATCTTGCCGCGGGGCACAGGGGCTCGGTTCCAGGCGGCCTTGAAGACGCCGAGGACCTTGCTGTACATACCGGCAGCCATGTTGGCCGGGTTCACTTCTTCGACCAGACGGGGCACAGTGCTGCTGCTCGACACGAACTTGATCAGAGGGAAAACCGTGGAAACTTCTACGTTCAGGAAGTCCGAACGCTCGTAGTCCATCCCGTTGATGAAGCTGGTCAGGATCGCCAGGGAGGTCTTGCCTGCCTGGGCGTTGCCGCTGATATTCAGCAGCGGGAACTGTGCCTCGTTGATCTGGATGTGCTCGCGGAAGTGGCAGGCTACGTGCCACCCCAGGATCGCCCCGACGCTCTCCGGCAGATTGACGTAGCAGAGGTTGCGGATCGCTTCCTCCAGCTCTGTGTCATTGACGAAGGGGTAAGACTCTTCCAGAAGTTTCGGGGACTGCTTGGGGTCGCCCGAGTAGAAGTATTTGCTGTGGGTGCCGTTACTGGAGCAGGCTCCAGCGTCCTCGACGTAGTGGGGGATGATCTTTCCCTTCTGCCGGTCGAACAGCATCCCGCAGAGGTTGGTGCGGACCATTTTCTCGAGTTCCTTGTCAGGGGCCTTGTTGCGGGCAATCTGCCGTACAGCCTTGAGTAGGCGCTGGGTGTCAGCGTCTGAGCACAGCACCACTGCGGTGCCGTAGCCGGCGAATGAGTTCATCAGTTCGCGGCGGGACTTCCAGGCGCTTTCGTCAACGTGCAGGTCCTTGAACTCGACACCCTCGTCATCGATAAGGGTGCCGACCATGGCCTTACGCGCTGACTCCCGGTACACAGAGTGCTCACCTGTGGACACGTCCTCCAGGTCGTGGATCTCGGTGTGTGGCCAGAAGGTGAAGCTGGTGAGCTGACGGACACCGGTGTCAGTGATGTGCAGGTAGCCCTGGTCAGCTGCCCTGATACGCATGTCAGCGTCGTAGGCATCTCCCTTGGCTTCCTCGTCAGCCGGATTCTCTGCAAGGTCACTGCGGCAGATAGGGCAGGCGCCGCATGGCGTGCCGATCGTGGCGATCAGTGGCCCAGGCAGCAGCTTCAGCCGGCCACTGAAGGCCCGGTTGAGTTGCTCCTGCACGTGCTTGCGGCGCTCCTTGGCACTCGGACGGCTGCTGCTATCGACGTTCTCGATGAACGGGTCGATCACGTCTGCGGTGTACTCGGCTTCCTCGCTGCGCTCGTAGCGGGCAGCGATGTAGGCCGCCACCTGCATGGCCGCCTGGTTCCAGTTGGACGCCTCGCAGTCGCCCTCGGTGATCAGCTTGAGCACGCAGCCCGGGGTTTCTCCGTACTCGCGCAGGGCTTCCTTCGGAACTACGGTGCTTGACTTCATCGCCTTGATCTTCTGCAGGGCGGCGGCCTTGGCACTTTTCAGGATTGACTCAGCGCGAGCGTGGATCACGTTCTTCGGCGGCAGGGCGCGAGCCAGGGGAGGGCGGGCAGCGGCCACGAGGACCTCATACTGCTCCGCGTCCATCTCCATCAGCTCGTCTACCGTGGTGCCGACCTTGAAGGTGCCGGTACCGGGCCGTGCGATGTTTTCGCAGCGCCACATCCGGCCGCGGCCGGCTGAGTAGACGCTCATGTCCAGGCAAGGTGCTTTGAATGTGGCCGCTACCTCACGGTAAATCAGGGGCAGCGCCTTCATCGGCCCTTTGATGCCGAACACCTGCTCAGGGACGGTGATATGCACACCCTTCTGGCCGGAGAGCCAGCAGTGGATGTAGTCCTTGTTGATGTCCAGCTTGCGGGTCAGGGTGTCCAGCACTGTGCGAACAGAGTCGAGCACCTCGTCGAGGTCTGCTCCGTCGAAGTCGAAGTACATAGGACCCTGGTACTTCACATGGTCAAGCGGATCCTCCCCGTTCTCGGCGTAATTCTCTGGGTCCTGGTCAACGCGCAGGACCGTAATGAAGGCTGGCGGCTGGGGCAGGTCGGCGAGCTGCTTCTCGTCGTAAAGCCGCCAGGCTTCCTTCTTGTTGGGATTGAACTGGAGGAAGTGGTACATGGCCCTTTACACCACTTCCATTTCGGCAGTGGTGAGGCGCTTGATGAAGCAGTGGCCGCTGCGTTGGAACACTGAGAAACCGCCCTCGGCTACTCGGCGCTGCAGATTGCGGCGGAACACTGTGATGTTGTAGACCGGGGGGCGCTTCAGGGTCTGACCTACCGCCATCTTGTTGTACAGCTCAGCCAGCGCTCGGTAGTCGATGCGCTGATGGGGTGCAGGCACCTGGGTGTCTTTGGCGTCCAAAATTTCCATGATCGGCTCCGGCTCAGTGCAAAATTCTTCTTCTGGCGACCAGCTGATCCAGCCGCCTTTCTTGGAACTCGGGGTTTCGCGGATCGTCGTTCGGGCCGATCCAGAGGATCGGCGGGCGGCTGAATGCGCCACGAACTCGCTTGCAGTGCTCTTCCAGCATCTTGGTTACCTCGGGGCTACCGCGCTCTGCGAGGCCGACCAGGTCAGCCCCATCGAAGGTGACCAGGTGCTGCAGAGCGCTGACCGCGTAGAACAGCTCGTCGTACTCTGGCGACTCCCCGGCCTGGGCCGCTTCAATGATCTCGGCCAGGGGTCTCATGCCACGTACTTCTCTTTGTTGATCAGCAGCTCCTGGCTCGGCCGGCTGTAGGCCACGTAGAGCAGGCTCTGGCGCTCGGTGCGGATCGGGTTGCAGAGGATGTCCTTCACGTCAACGAAGACGCGGCGGAACGTACTGCCCTGACTGCGGTGCACCGTGATGCAGTAGCAGTAGCGGATGGTTGCGAACAGCTCCTTGAAATTGTGGTACCGGGCCCAGTATCTGCGGGCGTCACGGCTGTCCTTCTTGGCGCGGGCGGCCAGGTATTCCAGTCGTGCCCAGTAGCGTTCTTCCTCGTCTTCATGGAGGACGTGGGCGAACACCTGCTGCACGTCGGCATGCAGTGGCGTGAGCACCAGGGTGTAAACCTTGAAGTTCTCGGCGCTGTCCTCGTCCTCAATCTGGCCGAGTCGCACGTCGTGGATCAGGCACTCCTCGTCAGTGCTGAGGAGAATGCTTTCACCGTCACCGATCGGTGCGCCGGTGACCACACGCTCGCCCACCTCGAAACGCTCAGCGCTTGGGCCGTATATCTTCGAGCGGATAGCGGTGTTGATCTCGTCAACTCGGCGGTTGCGCCACGCCAGCACACGCTGCTCGTCGAGGTCTGTGTGCTCGTCGAAGGCGGAAACCACTGTCTTGAGGAAGTCGACCGCCTTGACGACCTCTACGCCGTTTCCCTGGATGGCCGGGGAGACGAAGGTCTTTCCAGCTGACATCGCGGTGCGGAGTAGGCCGTTGACGCTGAGGATCTCGCTGTCTCCTGACTGCCGCTCTACCTTGGTGAGTCGGAATGTCTCGAAGATCTCGAATGCTTGGGAGACTTTCTCCTTCACCGGCGGCAGCTGCATGTCATCGCCCATGAAGAGCAGCTTGACGTCTTCCTTCTCGCACTCCGGCAGCAGGTAATCGAACAGGACTCGGCGGCTGAGCATCGACACTTCGTCGACGACCACAACGTCGAAAAGGCTGAAGACGCCCTTGCCGCAGCGGGCGGCGTACTTGTTCTCTTCGCTCGGCATCATGGTCAGGCCGAGGGCGCTATGCAGGGTCTGGAAGGCAACGTCATTCAGGTTCAGTCCGTACGCCTTGGCGGACTTCTCCAGCTGCTTGACTGCCTTGTTGGTAGGGGCGGTGAACAGCACCTTCAGGCCAGCGGCTTTCAGTCTGTCCGCCATCGTCATCACGCAGGTGGTCTTGCCTGTACCACCTTCGCCGATGACCGTGGCGCCCTTCATGTTCTTCTCTAAGAAGCCCGTAACTACGGACTCAACCGCAGCTTCCTGACCAGGATTCAGTTTCATGGGTGTGATTTCCTGTATTTATGGTTTTATAGGTTGCTGTATTTACATAAGGCAAGCGGCGATCCTACCGACTCCGGAGGAGGGCAGTCAATCGCTACGACTTGGGCTTACTTGACGAGTTTGAGCTGGGGTTTGCGGGTTGTCCGGCGGCTGCTGGACTTGGCGGTTTCGACCGCTACGCAAAGAGGGGCTACGGGCTGAACGCCGTGGCGGACTGCTTCCATCATCACCTCGCCGAGGGACAGGTTGTACCTGGCTGCGGTGTTGATCATTACTGCGATGTGTACATGCCCAATTCGCTCCAGCGTGTCATTGGTGACCACCTTGCGGGCAGATTCCAGGTGACGCTCGATGCTGTCCTGTAGGGCGGCAGGGTCCACTTCAGCAGCTACGGTGCGGCTGAACTCCAGGGTGTACTGGTAGACCTTGCTGTCAATGTCGCGCATGCAGTTTGAATACATTCTCAGAGGTGGGTGGGTTGATGACGCGGCCTGCTGCGGCAGGGGAGATAATGACGCCTTCTGCGATCCAGGTCCGTCGGCTCAGCTCGTCCAACCCCAGCTGCTTAGTCCAGCTGACGTACAGCGATCGGAGCTTACTGTCTGGCAGCAGGTCTATAACCTGTTCGCAGACGACGTTGCCCAGCTCATTCAGAAACGTCTGAATTGACGCATCTCGCGCAGCGGCCGACCCTAGATCACCGCTTTCAGCGGACATCACGCGGAGTCGAGCCAGGTTTTGGTTCAATTATTTGACCTCTTTGTTGTACATGGGGACGGTGTAATTGTTGATGGCTTCTATCACCAGCTCGCGCACCGTGGTGCGGTGGGCTGCGGCGATTTGCTTGAGCTGATAGTGCATCTCTGCCGGCATATCCATAGTGAATTTTTTCACCTGGGTGTTCAGCAGGTCAGAGGCGCGAACTACGCCGCCGAGGGTGGTAGCGGACATGGGCATACTCCGGTCGTTAGTGTGTCTACGATGTGTACACACTAATTAACGCAAATAGACACGTCAATACATATCTAAATATCTCTGTATTGACGGTTATGCCCAAACCCTTGGGATCTCCGATATGAACTCCCCTCGATGGGTGCGGGACAGCCTGACTTGGGCTTCAGCCGGCACTGCTACGATCTTGGCAAACCCTTCTGCTGTGACGGGCTGCCTGGAGTTTGCGACTACCTCTACAAGGTTCCGATCAGACCTGCCTTCCAAGGTCTGTGCGATCTCTTCTGTGTACAAAGTGCCGCTGAGGCGTGACACCTCGTCGAGTACCCACGGGAGTAGGCTTAGCTTTGCGCACCCTTTGCCGATTACTGCAAGTCGTAGCCCGTTCTCTTCTTCAGGGGTGGCAGCGGGCCCAACAATGGTGACGTCGTTTCTGGTGCGGTGGGGGAACCTGATCCTCTTCTTGTTCGAGGAGCTGCAGGTTATGTAATAAGGGAGCACCCGTCTGGAGGCTTCCTGCGGGGTCAGCGTCTCGTCATAGAGGGCCTCAAGGTCTTCCCTATTTACTACTGCCTTTCCTGGGCCTACTTCGTACAGGGTTTCGATCTGGCTGACGATTCTCGTGAAGTCCTCTCTGTCCTGCGCAGTCCACTTACAAAGGTGGGCTGACTCGTGCTTGTGTAGGGGGAGGTAGTAACCCTCTACCGGGAGGGACAGGGCGACCATGTGGAAGATCATTGGCGTTCCTTGACTGGGCAGCGGCACGGCGGGTAGAGTCGGGCCGTGATTTCCAAATTAAAAGCCCCGCTAGTGCGGGGCTTCTTTTTTGCTGCCTTTCAGCGTGCTTCAGCGCCCGCCCTTAGTCAAGTATCGGCCACCTCTTTGGCCATACTTACCAGCTTGACGACCTTGTCCTTCACTTTATAGACACGCTTCGTCTGTACCTTGTTCATCTCCACAGCGCCGGCGTTGAGCAGGATGCGCAGGTGATGGGAGATGTTCGACTGCATGCCGCCGAGTCTTTCGGTGACGTCATTGACGCACAGTTCGCCTGCCTCGCTCAGTGTCTCCACGATCTGGAGTCTGACCGGATTGCCCAGGCTGCTGAGAAGTTCTGCGGATTGCATTCGTGGCCCTTACGTCTGTGTTTCTGGGAACTTGTATTGCTGTAAATACAGGTCTACATAGTAATCAAATTATTACGAATGGAAAAGCCCCTCCCTCCTCAGTAGAATGCGCGCATCTTCGCCGAGGGAGGAAATAGGGCACTTTCGGCTCTGTGTACAAATCGGTGTACAAATTTCAGGTTTAGCGTGATGTCAGAAGCCAAAAAGTCCAGTGATCTCAGCCACATACGCAACTTCAGCATCATCGCCCACATAAACCTCTGACCCCCTGACACCCCCCGACATCCCCCGCCAATATCCCCGCTCCAACGTAGATAAATAGCTGGTTTCACTGTTAAAACCTAAGACACCTTCCGCCACCAGCG